CATCATTGCCACCGATAATTTAATGGGTTTGACCAGTTCATCCGGCATAAAAATCGAAACAGGCTGAGACTGAATTGCTAACATATCGGCAATCTGTTTAATTTTATCTCCGACTAAATAATTATCAACAATATATTTCCGATATTGTTCCGGGCAATACTCACCATGCATAACCATTTGACAAAATTCAGAAGCAGTATTCCACAGATATTTTTTTGGATAAATCGTATCAGCTCCAACAAAATTATGAATAATAGGTTTCAAACCCATCGCCATTGCTTCCATTATTCCCATACCCTGAGATTCTAAAACAGAAGAACAAATGATATGACTTTTATCTTTCAACCATTCCTTTGGATTTTCTACCCAACCATAAAATTTAATCCGTTCGGCCATCAATGGGTTTTGTCTTTGCATTTGCTCCATATAAAGCTGATATCTTTCCTCCTGGAAACCACCAGCAATATAAAGGGTATAATCAGGATCAACTTCAAGCAATTCTGCAAAGGCCGTAAACAGTAGCAATGGACCTTTTTTGAAATTAAGATAACCCATATACGCAAGATCCTTGCCAAAAGAATCTCGTGACACCGCCCTGTATGGATCTAATTCAAATTTATTAACATCGACACCATTTGAAATCACGTGTATTCGGTCTACACAACTTTTGATAGTTGGGTATTTTTTAAGAACAATATCCTTAATATGTTCAGCGACAAATATCAGGTCCGTGATTACCGGCCATTTAATATAATCCAAATAATTCGTAAATGCCTCGTAACTGTGAAGCCGCAATATCACTTGCTTCTGATATAGTAATTGTTCAAACCGGGTAACATTAATCGCTGATTGATCAGCCCACTCTATCCAAATTATGTCAGCCCATTTTATAGCGTTGAAAGTCTCCTCAAGACTATTACCCAAACAGATCTTCACCTCATAATTGGCTTTGAAATAATCCGAAATATCAAATAAAAAATTATCCAGACCGGGTGCACATATGATTGCCACTTTTTTCAAATCAGTCTTTTCCATTTTCAAATCCTCCGTAGATTTATTTTTCCGAATTAAGTTTTTATGGGGCAGGGTGGTCGGAGGCCACCTTTTCGGTTATGAACCTGAGCCCCATAAATTTTTATGCTGCGTATGTCGTCATATTATTTGGATCGGTTTGGTATGCTATTGTAAATCTGATGAGCACACCGCACCAAGGTTTTTCTCCCTGTCCAATTTGATAATCATAACCTTTGAAAATCAGGTCCGATACCGTTTCATTCAAATCATAATTTGGATCATCCGAAACCTTTGGAGCCGTTGTCGTTCTGTTTAATGCTGTTATAATATCCGCTGCCAACATATCTACAATATCAATAAAAGGTTTATCTCTGGTTAGACTATGGGCTTCAATAAATAATTCCAAATTCCTGTTGTCATCATTATAAACTCCCCGTTCATTGGATAGAGATGTGGTCCAATAATTGATCGCCGGTAAATCATAGCCCTTAAATGGCTCAAGTTTGGCCCTTTCTATCTTTTTTATCGTATAATTGTACTCATTTTTGGTTGTTATATTACCAAGCCTTGCGGCTATTTCATCTAAAATTGTTGTTATCGCTGGGGTCGCCATTTAATCTTCTCCAATAAGATCTCTTAATCCGGATAATATTGTCGGTATTTGATCGTTCGCCGCATCAACCATGCCCAATCTGGCTGGGATTGTTACTTCTTTTTTCAATACCATCATCATTTTACTACCTAAAAACACGCCCCAATTGCCTGCCTTGGACTTATGAATATGAGCGCCTTCATCAAATAACATCTTCGCTGATTTTCTCATAACTCCAGCAGGAGTTAAGTTTGAAAAAACCGGAATATTAAGATACGGTCCACCAGGCACCCCAGTATATTTATCAATCGCCTTAACCGTCCCGCCTATTTCCTGCATCGGAGCATATGTTATTTTCGTCCCCGCGACATTAGCAACGCTATGGAACGACGCCCGTAATGTTTTAAGAGTTGTCCCTGTTACACTTGTTCTTAATGACCGCCTGAGATTATCAGTCCGGGATTTGATAATCATAGAAGTAAAACGAAGTTTAACTTTTGCATCTGCTGCCAAAACCGCTTTCTGAAATATTAATTTGGCATCGTCAAAAGAATCCTCGGGTAATTTCTTGAGATAATCATTTACCTCTTCAAGATTCTTGACTTGCATACTTATCATTTCATCGGCCATTTTATATCAACCTCAATGGATGTTTAAATCGATTCAAATCACGCATAACTTCTTTTAGGAGACCAAGCTCCGGTCTTTGGACTGATCCGCCTTCGGTCGATACAGAACTTGCCCCAATTTGATCCTTACCCTGAAATTCATACACCACCTGCATTAAAGCCGCTCGTGCCATTGCATCCGGAACAACTGAAATCCCTCCGGTATATACAATCACCATTTTTGCCTTGGATAATGAAACCGCTAACTGGATTCCATATTCTGTGATTTCATATTCCTCATTTTCATCATACGTTTCGGACTCCCCAATTATTGTGACCGTAACAGATGAAATAGAAATTACAGGAAGGGCAGGAAGACTTACCATGGATTGCTTTTGTGATCCGAAATATATTGTTTCGGTCCGCTCTTTGGATTCAAGCAACCGACTTAAATATTCCTCAATCGCAGAGGTCACAGACAACCGGAGAAGGCTTAAGGCCGGATAATCCGTGATTAAAGGATCTGTTAAATTAAGCAATGATTTTAAACTCGCATATGGGACAAGTTCAATTGCCATGATTTATTTCTCCCGTCGTCTTGTCCGGGCAGGTTTGGGTTTGGCTTTGGATTTTGCTTTTTTGACCACAACTTTTTCCGGGGTCTCAATTTTTACTTGTTCAGGAGTTTGTATTTCCAATTTCTCCTCCGGGACTTTGATTTCAATAACCTTAGCCTTTACTTCCACGGCCACCTCCATCTGATTAACAAAGACTTTTGCAAGATCGTTTCCGGGGCCACCCGACAAATTATATTCCTTGCCGGCAGCATAAGATCTCACTGTAAATCCATCCGGTGAGCCTTTTGTCGTCTTCAGCATTTTAATTTTCATTATGAGTTCCTTTTTTTGTTTGACTACCTTACACCGTTATATCAAAGAAATATTTTTTTATTAATACCCTTATATAGACTTAGGGCCAAACCCCTTGAAAACGCCTTGTAAGACACGAGACCTTATGAAAAAATGACTATGGGAAACGATTTTTAGGCTATTCCCCATAGCCATTTGTCCAGATCAGCCTTTACTACTCTTATTCAGCCGCAACGCTCCGCAACGGACCAAGGACACTGGTCACGCCAAACACACAAATCCCACCAGTCGTAATACTCAGGCGGCTATAACGCCCCCGAGGATTGGGCACATGAATTGTATCATTGGAAGCCGTGGTAAGGGTAGAACTCAAATCATTCCCTGCACCGGTTGCTTCAATCGTCCATGTCGAATCATCATCACTGTACTGCAAAGTCGCAACAAAGGAAGTCGCAAACGTGCCGCAGGAGATGAAATAACTCACGGACGGGGCCAGTGAATGGTCAATGCTTTCGGTCTGGATAGTCGCTGCCGATCTGGACAGGGCAGGATACCCATCGTCATCAAGTGTAAAATTTACTCCAGGATCACCTTTCATAATATTTCTCCTTCTTTCTTACGTTAAAGTTTTAAAAAACCTTGCCCGGAATGCCTGGGAGGATACTGATTGCTGGTTAGCAAGCACCCCAAGCAAGGAAGGAACACCAAATTAAGCTGCCGGCACTTTAGCAAAAACAGGAATATATCCTTTCGTCCCGTTGATATCAATCACAAGTACATTGGAGCAAGTCGTACCAGTAACGGAAGCCGTATTTGCCGTCACACACCCAGAAGCCGCATTAAAATCCAAAAGATGTGTTATATTAGCCGCACTTTTTATTTCAATTGCGGCGTTCAATGTGGCGTCAGCAGAAATGTTGATAACTTGCGCATTGACTTTAGGTTTATAAAAATCTGTCATTTAGCACCTCCTCCTTATACCGACGTTGCAATTTTAATGGGACAAAAGGCTTCCGGCAACGTTACCATACCGCCAACCCGTTTTACAATTTTAAATCCGGTCTGATCATATTCAGCATAACGTTCAATTAATCTTTGGACAGTTAAACCTTTTCGATCCCGAATCTTGTAACCAGCTTTGAAATCACCAAAAACAATTGGATATGTATTAGTAGTGATTTCAGGCATGCCTTCAGGATTCACAATGGGTTTGCCAAGCAATAAAGCAGGAGCGCCCATCTGAACCGGCGGCTGCCACAAATACTTGCCTTCGCCATCTTTCAATTTCCTGATGGCCGCTTCTGTCGTAGAATTGAAAGCCCATCTTCCATTCTTCCGATAAGTCTTTTTTGGAGTATACAAACAGTCAAGAAGAGCATCAACCCCGTTATGAGTCGCGTCAGAAAGAGCAGCAGCAATGCCTCCGGCAACGGCTAAAGCCTGAACTCTGGAATCTCCAGCAACCCCTTTAGGACTATCATCACCAGCACCAACAGCAAAAGCATCATCCTCAGCTTCGGCAACCGCACGGGCAAAAGCATCGCTCAATTCTGCGTTA